TAAGGGGCGCTTCGGCGCCCCTTTTTATTTGCAATCATTAAATTAAAAGCGTATATTCAAAGAAACACAGACTTGACCAGACGGCCTCGCGACTGTGTTAATTAATAGGAGGAATATAAAAATGGGTACAACTACATTTTCGGGTCCAGTAAAAGCTGGATCAATAAGAGAAGGAGCAAGTAAAAATACTGGTTCCGTCTTAATGGCTCAATCAGCAGTAATCGATATTATCGGTGCAACTGCTACAACAACTATAGGAATCATACCTGCAAATTCACAAATCGTTGACGTTGTGTTAAATGTTACAACTGTTTCTAATGATGGTGGAACTGCTACTGTTCAGGTTGGACACGCAGGCGATACAGACGAGTATCTACCAGCAACTAACGTAAAAGCTTTAGCAACTACTAGAGGTACAATTCAAACTGACGGTACAGACATCGGCACATCTGATCAAACTGTAACTGCTACATTTACAGCAGCTAATGGTGATGGTACTACAGGTGCAGCTACTGTTACTGTTCTGTACATACAGAATAACAACTTAAGCTAATAAGTAATTAATGCGGGGCTTCGGCCCCGCTAATTTAGGAGGAAATATTATGGCAGGTGGAGGATCATTCACATCAGACCAGAGAACAGCTCACAGAACGGCTGATGGACAGTTAGTTACTGGCCCTTGTAGAGTTACATCTATTCAGGCAGAAGGCGTAGCAAATGCAGCTGTTGTATTGTATGACAATACTTCTGCAGCAGGAACAGCTCATACTTTTAAATTTGGCACAGAAGGACTAAGTGTTTTTATTCCTGGAAGTGGTATAAGATTTAAGACAGGTTGTTTTTTAGATTTAACAGCTACTCCAGGCGTTACTGTAACATTTAACTAGGGGGTTAAATGACAACATCGGGTACAACTAGATCGGAAGCTATTTTTCCAATCGATGATATTGTTAAAGAAGCTTACAATCGAGTAGGTTTAGACTCTGTTTCTGGATATCAACTTAGATCAGCCAGACGTTCTCTAGACATCATGTTTATGGAATGGGCTAACAGAGGCTTACACTATTGGGAGATTGAAAAAACAAACCTAGATTTAGTTGAAGGTCAAGCAGAATATAAATTTTTTAGAGACTCTGCTGATGGAACAAGTGCAACAACTTCTCCTACTAACGGGATATATGGTGTTGATGACGTTCTTGAAGCTGCATATAGAACAGGCAAAGGAACAACAAGTCAAAGTGACTCTGCTCTTACAAAGATAAATAGATCAACTTATTCTGGACTGTCAAACAAACTTACAAAGGGGCAACCAACACAATACTACGTACAAAGGTTTATAGATAATGTAATGATTACACTTTATCCTACACCTGATGCTACAGCTGCTGGTAATGATATATCTTTGTATTTTGTAAAAAGAATTCAGGATGGAGGTTTACCAACAAACGTTGTTGATGTTCCTTATCGATTTGTACCTTGTATGGTTTCAGGACTTGCTTACTATCTAAGTCAAAAAGTAAAACCAGAAATGGTGCAACAAATGAAATTATTATATGAAGATGAACTACAAAGAGCTTTAACAGAAGATGGTTCTTCTTCAAGCACTTTTATAACACCACAGGCTTATTACCCAAATGTCTAATTTTGCATCAGGAAGTAAATCAAAAGCGATATCAGATAGAAGTGGTATGGCTTTTCCTTATCGTGAGATGAGAAAAGAATGGAACGGTCATTTAGTTCACGTTTCAGAATACGAAGAAAAGCATCCACAGTTAGAACCAAAAGTACAAAAAGGTGACGCACAAGGATTACAAAACGCAAGACCGGATAGAGTAGAAAACACAGTAGCAAACATGTTGACCTTAAATCCTTTTACAACCGCTGGATCAGGTTCAAGAGTTATAACTGTAATAGAATCAAGTCACGGTCGAGCTACTAGTGATGTAGTGAGATTTAGAAACGCGATAGGTTTTGATGGTATTACATCAACAAACATTAACAAAGCTGCTGGATACTCTATTACAAAAGTTAATGATGACAGCTATACTTTTACAGTAGATACTGATACAGCAGTAGTAGGAAATAAAATAGGAGGGGGTGGACTTGCTTCAGCGGGTCCTGTAACATTAACACCATGACAACTTATGCAGAACTAGTAACACAAATTAGAGACTATGCAGAAACCGATGATCAGGTTCTGACTACGACTATTATCAATGATATTATTGAACATGCTGAAAATAGAATATTTAGAGACATAGAGCTAGATTGTTTCAAAACATATATCAATGGTAATACAGCATCTGGCAATAGATTTGTAACCCTACCCGGTCAAACCACTGCAGCTACAACACCTACAATTAACGATATTACCACTATAAGATATGTCACATTGTACACAGATTCAGGGACAAAAGAGAGGTTTAAACTGATTCGTGTCGATGTGGATTATTTAAACGAATACTATCCAACTCCAGAAGTGGGCTCTACAGTGATACCAAAATACTATGCAACATGGGACATGGGCACAATAGCCATTGCACCTACTCCAAATGCGGTGTATAAATTTGAGATAGGTATTACTAAATTACCAACAGGCTTATCGACTAGTAATACTGAAACATGGGTCAGCGTAAATGCTCCTCGTGTTTTATTATATGCCTGCTTATGTGAAGCGTTTAAGTTCTTGAAAGCGCCTAACGATCAACAAGTATATGAAGTTTCTTACCAAGAAGCTATTCAACAACTTGCACAAGAACAATTAGGTAAAAAAAGAAGAGATGAATATAGGGACGGAAGTATTCGTATTCCTATTCCATCTGCAAACCCTTAATAGGAGAAAATTATGGCAATATCACAAGCAGTTTGTAATGTTTTTAAAGAAGAGCTTTTAAAAGGTAATCACGATTTCGATGGTGGTGCCACTTATTATATTGCGCTATATACTTCTTCAGCTACTATGGGTGCAACTACTACAAAATATGTAACAACTAACGAAATAACAAACACTTCTGGCTCTGCTTATTCAGCAGGTGGAAAAGTTTGTGGCAACCCATCAGTAACTGGTGGATCAGGTGTTTCTACAGCTTATGTTGACTTTGACGATGTTACTTTTACTAGTGCTTCATTCACTGCGAATGGTGCATTAATTTACAGGCAAGACGGTAGTGCTCCAACTAATGATGCTGTTGTTGTGTTAGCGTTCGGTGGTGACTTTACAGCTTCTAATGGTACATTTACAATTCAATTCCCAACAGCGGGTGGTGGATCAGAGATCATCAGATTAGGATAGGAGGATAAATGGCCTTCGTCGTAAATGATAGAGTCAAAGAGACGAGCACAAGCACTGGCACGGGTACAATTAACCTTGCAGGTGCTGTAACTGGTTTTGAAACTTTTGTAGCAGGTATTGGTAATTCCAATACTACTTATTACTGTATTCAAGAACAAGGTGGTTCTGCTTTTGAAATTGGTATTGGTGCTGTGACCGATGCTACGCCTGACACTCTTTCTCGTACAACAATTATTTCAAGTTCTAACAGTGATGCTGCTGTTGATTTTGGAGCGGGTACAAAAGATGTATTCTGTACACTGCCTGCATCTAAAGCTGTAATAGAAGACGCAAGTAACAATGTAGCTATTGGCAATAATATAACTCTTGGTGGTACCGTGGACGGTGTTGATATTGCTACAAGAGATGCAGTATTAACTTCTACAACTACTACTGCCAATGCAGCTTTACCAAAAGCAGGTGGCACGATGACTGGTAATATTTCTCATGCCTCAAATTTTACTTTAGACATGGGCGGTGAAATAAATTTAGATGCTGATGGTGGTAAAGTAAGGTTTAAAGATGCTGGAACTGAAATAGGTAGAGTTGTAATAGACAACAACCAAGATCTAGAAATAGTAGCATCTGTTCAAGATAAAGACATAAAGTTTAGAGGTGATGATGGTGGCTCAGGTATTACAGCCCTTACACTTGATATGTCTGAAGCGGGAGCGGCAACCTTTAATTCTACAGTTACTGGAACACAATTTATAGGTGATGTAGTTAATGGTCAAACAACAGAAGGATCTGTTACAGGTAGTGATCTT